TGAAAGCATTGCTGGTGACGTTGATCGTACGATTCGTTCCAGTAATGCCAAGGAGGCACTTAAGGTTTGGGACGAGATTTATCTCTACGAAACCAACCGTCTAGCCGGTATCCTTTACGTTCCTAACTACAAGGATCCGTTCCAGGCCAGATATCGTTACGAACGTTCTGGCGCTGAATTTATCCAGAGTCTTCCAGGTCCTGCAGATACGGCTGTGGGATCACGCATTTATTTACATGAGGTTTGGAGGTAATCATGGATTTTGATTTTGGTGGTTTTATTTCTGGTTTAGAAAAAAAAGCTCGCAGGGCAATGCCTACTGCCACGCGACGAGCGTATGCTCCAGCTTTAACCCCTGGCACAATTTTTTCTTCCGCCAAGCCTCCAGTGACTGTTCCAGGTGCAATTTTAGGTTTGTCAGGAAAACTATATGAACGAGCCATGTTGCCCGTAGCAATTTATGAACAAGGACGCCAAGTTTTTAATCCTCAAGATAATATTTTGACACGGCTTGGAGATCTTGGCTCAGGAATTCGTAATCTTGCAAGCGGTAGGCCGTACTTAGAAGGTAGAACCTCTTCTGTACAGCGTCCTCAGATGCCCGGTCTTCCTACTGACTACAAGCAAAGAGAATTAGAAGCAGGTGCTGCAGCAGAAGCTTTTCGCCCAGGTGCCGGATTCCCTGGTCAACAAGCAGCAGCAGATCGTGCTTATGAAGCAGAGAAGTCTCGCGTTGCTCAGTTAACCGCTCAGGATCCTGAGTTAAAGCGTTACGCAGATGCTCGAAAACTTGCTGTTGCCCCTGGCGCCACACCCGAGCAAGTCCAATCTGCGGAAGATATCGGCATGCAGATCTGGGCACAACAGAATCCTGATCTTGCCGCCAAAGTTAAACCTGGTCAATCTGGTTACGACGTGATTCAGGGCAGTTTGGCAGGACGAGCTGCTGCAGAGGGTTATGGCTATCAAATGCCTCAGCAGATTACAATGACACCTCCTCCAGGAGTCAATATTCCACAGGGTCTGCCTAATGTGCAATCTTTCGGCGGATCTCAAGCTTATGGTAAAGAAGGCTTAAATCTCGACCCTGAGCTCACCAAGAAATTTGAGGAGCTTCTTAATCAAGCTAGAAAATAATCACTTGGCATTGCTTCGCATGTAAGACCAACCTGCTGGACATAGATCATCGATCTACGGGGGCCAGTGTTGTTGCTTTAGTTCCATGATTCTTTGCCCTAATTTCGTTAAACGACTTGCAGCTACAGTAAGTCTGATTGCCGTGGTGCAACCAGTCTTTACTCCTGGCCTCAAAGCAGATTCGAATTGGGTAGGAGAACAAATCATTTAAGATTATGGCCCCCAAAACAGTACAACAACTTTTTGGTTTAAAGCCCGAAGAGTTAAATGCTCTTACTGTTCTTTCGGGACTAGAGGGGTATCGCGGTGGTCAGGGACAAGATGTCGCTGCTGTTGCAGCTAATGTTCTTTCCCGAAGACTTCAAGGTGGATGGGGCGGTGTTGATATTAGAAATATTGCCAAATCCCCTGGTCAATATGAAGCTGTATTTGACTATTCGATGCAGCAGCTAGCAGACCCAGGCTTTGGCGCAAAAGTTCTTGGCGGTGAAGCTGAATTCAATCGTTTACGCGACATTGTTAATAACCCAGCACTGGTCGGAGAACAATTTAAAAAATCAAAAGGAGCGCAGTCTTTCCGAGGTGTTGCCGCTTATGGGAACAAAAAACCTGATGACTACACTCCGGTTCCTGGTAAAAGTAATTTTTATTTTAATCCTTTAGATCAAAAACTTTATCAAAAAGGTGTAAATATTTTTGGCTCTTCTTTAATGGGGGATCAATCTTCGTTACCACCACGAGTTTCTCCAACGGATACAAGAAGTGTGGAGGAAATTCTCTCCTCCGCCCTTGGGGGCGCAACTAAGGCAGATCTCGAGGCAAGGGAGCAAAAATCTCAAAGTCTTTTAGGAACAGTCAAAGATGCTATTAAGAGTTCTTTGATTCGTTCTGCTATTCCAGGATTAATTTCTCCTGGAGGAATGTTCTGATGTCACGCTTTTCTAAATATCTAGACAAGGACTATCTACCTGGCGAAGTTTATGAAGCTACCCTTGGAGCGGCTCGTTTTGAACCCGTAGCAGTTCAACAAGCTTTAGCAGAAAAAAAGTTTAAATTTAAACCGGCCCGAGACGACGGCACATACTTTCAACGTTTTATGGTCCTTCAAAACAATCCGGAACTCCTAGCAAACCAAGCCTTTGGCTCGTCTCCTGACTTTTTTAAAGCCATGTCCATGTTTGGTGGATCGGGCTATAATTAACAAAAAGCGGTAAGAACATTGGCGAGTTCAAATAGTAACAAGCAGCCACTGCTGATTGATAGGCCTTTATTCGATTCGGTCCGAGTCACAACTCAAACTGTTGGCAGCTCTTCGGCTAATACCTTGTTTGTGCAGGGCGGTCAGGTCCCAGCACTTCTCGTCGACATGGACGCTAACCTCAGCGAAGACATCAACAGCGGTGGTGTTGTTGACTCTATCGCTATTACGCGAAACGATTTTTACCGCGCTGTTGACTACACTATCAATACCACAACTTCTGGAACAGTCATTTCACTGACTAGCGGCCAAGTTGTTCTTATTGCAGAGACAGGCGTCCTTGGAACAGCGGCAGAAAGTGGTTACGGTTACTACACTTACACTGGCGCGTCGACGCTGACTGGAGTTAATACTGCACTTCTGTACTCTGGTGGTACAACAACTGGCTTTGCGTACCAGGGGGTTGCCTATGGTTACCAGCCCGCTGTGACCCTGGCTTTCTACCACACCCGTAATACCACCACGCCAATTCCTGCATCAGGCGACTACAAGCTTCTGTTCTCTAAAACAATCCCAGCCAACAGCGGTTCTGTTGATTGCGGTGACGTAATGCCGCAACTTTCAGCTCCAGTTGTTCAGGCAGGTAACACAAACGGCCTTGGTAATACCGCGCCTCTCCGAAACAAAGGAATTTACTTGGAACGTGGCGACCGTCTTTACGTTGGTGTTTTCCCAGACGGACCGAATATTTCAGGTTACACCCCAGGCGTCCACGTCACTGCTCAAGGCGGCTTCTTCTAATCATGGCTAAAAAACGGGGGAGTTCCTTTGGTAACTTCGTTCGTTCAGAAACGTTTATACCAAAGAACGTTCAGCCAATTAGAACAGAATTTTCCAGGGGCTCGATCCCGGATTCGATTTACTCTGCAAACAGAGAGTCTGCGTGGTCTCGTTGGAGAAGAGGGTTTGAAATCTACTGCAACACACTTGCAGATAACACCTACAGTTACCCTTTTGACTACGCAATTCCTCTTCCCCCTGGAACAGTTATTCCCCCTGGGTCAAATTCTCCAAAAATCCCAGGCGTATTTCAAGGTTTCCCAACAACCAATAAAGAGTTTGGGATGCATTGGGCGGGAGTGCGTGTTGCTGGCAGCTTGAGATTTGATAATTTACGTGGCGCAGGCGGGATCGCCGCTTCGATTCAATCTGTTGCAGAAGATACAAACTATTGGTACATAACTCTTGATGGTGGTTGGAATGCATCAAATCCACTTCCTCCACCTCTCTACATTCCCCCTGTAATTATCGGGGGTAAGGTCATTGTGCCGGCTCAATACCCAATCAACGGCGAGATCCTAGAAGACCGGATCATAACCATTGGTGGCACACCCATTAATTCGGAAACAATTGATCCCAACACCCAGAAAAGATATGGATATGTTCAAGGTGTTCTTGTGGCCACAGACGAAGTTAATGGTATTTTGACTATCCAAAAACAAGGCTCTGTTGAATCGACGACCGATGCAGTATTAAGAACTCCATCCCAAACGGCGCCACATGTTGGTCGTTACCTGATGACGGGTACGCGGTACTGTTGCTCGTGCCAAGATTTTACTCGTCGGGATTATGCGTACATGATGGGTCTTGGTAAAGGAAACCAAAAGGTTTTCCCTCGTACCCGTGCAGCCACCATCAAACCTGGTCGTTATGAAGTCATGACCCTCAATGGGAAGGTTGACAATAGCGCTATGACTAGTGCAACAGTTAATCGTGGGATGGAAGTGATTGCTCCAGCTCCCGAGTATGATATACCTCCAACCGTCACGCCAAATTCATCGGTCATTCCTGGCACACTACGGGACAACCCTGGTGTTTTTCGTGATTTTGGGCGTCAGTATTTAAGAAACCGACCACTTCCCTCGTTGGAAGGAGCCACTTCAGAAGGTCCAGTTCTTTTTAAAGATTACGCCAGTCAACGCAATCCAAATGGTTCGTATACCATTACATCTCTTACTGATTTTTGGACGCCACTGCTTGATGAGCTTCGCTACTGTAAACATATTTACGCGATGAAATTTACCGAGAAGGTTTTTCCGCCTGAGCCGTCTGACCTTCCAGTGGAAATGGGTAGCATCGTGGAATGGGAGCAAAATCTTGTAGATGAAGCAAGAAAAAACAACGAAAAAGCAGGTTATGCGCTTGCACGTCGCGGTTTGTCTTTAATGGATGTTCCTCCTTATAACTGCCAAGCTCCGATGATGATGCCAATGATGCAGAAACTGTTTAACGTACCTTCAACATTTGTATTAATGTCAGGATTTACGATGTACGATAAAAATGGTCAGCCATACGTACCAGCGCAGGGTGGCGAACCTGGAATCTAATGGCTAACTTTGGCGATATTGTTGATGGTACTTTTGTTCTTTCGGAAGAGCAGCAAGCAATCCGAAAGTATGGCTTCAGTCCTATTGACGCCAGTGGAACACCGACTGTATACCACGTAGGAGACGTTGTGAACCTGCCTTATGGCTCAGGGGATGTCTCGTCTATTGAAGCCATTGGACTAGCCTGGGCAGCCTTCTCAAGCGGTATCACACCCCAATAAAAAAGCCCCACCTAAGTGAGGCTCCTCTCCCTAGCACCACGCCTAGCTTAGTTGTCCCCCTGGGGCACTGCCGTTTTTTGTTCCATTTTCTTAAGGTGCTTGCGTACAGCAGGTACGTTCCAGCGATAGGTATCCCGTGAACGGGTCTCAGGGAAAGCCGCAAAGTGGGGGCCAAGCTTCAGTTTGCCGTCATCCCGGTACTTGAAGAGTGTCTTACGGTCAACGCCAAGGAGTTCTTCTGCAACCTTGACGGGGACCCAACCTGCTGTAGCTTTGGACATGGCACAGAGAAGTGCGTACTTTGATACCCTACACAGAACAGGGCAGGTGTCAAGACCCTTAACAAGGATTTAATCTCTTTTCTTTTTTGTTGGTGTGTAGGCAACCTAAAATGAGTTAACGGCAACTAAAGAGTATGTTCAACTGTGAACAGGAACCCCTCGCCCTGCTCATTGAATTAACTCCAAAGTTAGCAAAGAAACGATACAGACAATCTATCTACGAAGCCTGGGACCATAAATGCGGTTATTGCGGAGATCCGGCCACAAGTTTGGATCATATTGTTCCAAGGTTTAAATCTGGTTCCAGCAATAGAAGTAACTTGCTCCCATGTTGTCGTCGTTGTAATCAAAACAAAGCAAGTAACAAGATGGAAGACTGGTACCAACAGCAAACATTTTTTAGTCAAGCAAGATTAGATCGGATTTCGGCGTGGATCAAACAAGAAATGATAGATTTAGTAGATCAAGAAAAAACAGTTAATTACAAGCTGGCGGGATAATGGGTCTTACTTATAGCGCAAACGACAAGAAATGGAATGTTTCCTATGAAAAGACTGATTATCCGACGGATAAACCCGTTTATGACACGATGGAGGTGTGGGCAAAACAGGAGAAGAAAACTGGATCCCAAAAAGGTCAGTCATTTCAATTTACCGTTACCACCGATTATAGCGTTGGCATAAACAAGAATAAAGACCCCAATAAGGGTTGGGTCAAACTTGGTGACATCCCCGTAAACTACTCAAAAGAAGATCTTCAAAAGTACCAAACCACCCTGGGGAATTTCCAGGATCTTGCGTTTTCAGCTTCTAAAGCTTCCAGTGAAATACAATCAAACAATCAAATTCATCAATATATAAACGACGAGAACAAAAAATTAAACGAAGAAAATGAAGCTTTAAACGCAAATTACGACAAAGGTCTTTTGGTTATCTCATCAACGAAAGGCGGAGATTATCTTACTCAAATTGAAGCATTAAAGGAGCTTAACATTAAAGATATTCAAGATAATTTTGATACATTTTACATAACAGAAAAAATAACACCTGTCACTTTAAAAGCGGAAGATTATAAACCTCTTTATGGTGATTTTGATGCAACATATTATGCCAAAGAAAATCCGTCTGTAGCTGAAAAATGGGATACGGCTGTCGAAAATGGTGACCTGGACATCACCGAAAGATACACTAATAAACAAAATTTTCTTGCTTCTCATTATGCACTGCAGGGCAAGAAAGCTGGTAAGCGCGGTAATGCACCAGAAAAGACTAAGTATGCAGACGAATACATTGAAAAGAAACCAACTGATAAAGATCTTCAAGAGGTTCGAGATCTTCAGCTAGGTATTAATACGGATAGTCAAACTGATCGAATCCTTAAAGTACCAGAGATTGCGGCCGAATGGGAGAAAGCTAAAGACGGAGATACATACTGGAAGAAATTAGCAAAAGAAAGTTTTCTTGACATCAATAAAAAGGATGATTTTGTTGCGCTTTTCCGATTGTCTGATAGGGATAAAGATAAACAAATTAGTCTGGACTACAACGTTAATGCTGGATATGGTATTACGGAATTAGAAGATGCTATTAATACTGCAGTTGGCGCGAAAGCTACTGTAGACGTTAAAAAATTTGGTGCGCTTAAGCAGAACGTTCTTAAAGACACCATCGAAGAAATGAAGAAGGCTAAAGCAAAAGAAAGTACGATCAGCCTATTAGGAAATCTTGGTGGCTTTAGCGAAATTACAGATATCAACCAAGAGTTGTCAAACTCAATTTTAGGGGACAGTGGAGTAGGTGGTATGCTTTCTTTCACCTCTGGAGGAAAAGCAGAAGAGTCCCTGGAAAAAAGCCTTCAGAACATCACCGGTGTACGTAATAACGCTACATATAATTGGCAGCAATGGTTTGATGACACTTTAAAGAAAAAGTATGATCAAGAATTGAAACTCGGCTATACAGCAGACGAAGCAAAAAAAACCATAAAAATTGAAGCTGATTTTGCCAGCACTTTTATCGACAAATATTTAAAGCCACGTTTTGATACAGCTCGTTCCATGGATGAATTTAAAGAATATCTTGATGTCAGACAAGAGGAGCAAAACCCGTTCCAGACTCAAGATATGTTTAACGCAGTTAGCTTGGTTGCAGAACTGAGGGCCAAAAAATATCTTGATGATATTAAAAAAGAAGGTGATCGTTCTTTCGATGCAGATTTCTATTTCAACCCGACAGGCAACAAAGCAGCAGAAGATGCGTACGCTGAACAAGCTAAAACGGTGGCAGCAGACTGGAAAGCTGCTAAAGAAGGAGATTCATATTGGAAACAGCAGGCCTATCGCTTTGGTATTGATATTACCGATAAAGATGCTTTTGCCCGTATGCACTTTGAAGTCAAGGGCCAAGGAAAAGGTTACGACCCAGCCGAGAATATTTTGACAGCAAGCAAAGTGCAAGATTATATCTTTGATGAAATTCTTCCGGCATTGAAAAAAGAGTCTTTAAAACAAGGTACCATTTTTGGCCAGTTTGTTACTCCAGATGAATTTGCTGACGAAATGTTGAAGGGACTAGATCCAACAGATAAAGAAAACTGGAATGAAGCGTTACAGAAATTTGGTCTAGACAATTTTAAAGGAACTACCGAAGAACTGAAACAATACATTGCCGAGACATTACGCACCGGGTCCGCTCAAGAAATACGAGAACAAATTAAATACCTAAACGAGAAAAGACGCAAGCCGACTCAACAAATTCTTGGACTAACTTACATTGAACGAGAAGAAGATTACAAAAATGAACAAGCCACACCAGAGACTGAGCTGTACAAAGTCTTCCAATCCGCTGGTTTCCAGGGAACCGAAGACGAGTTTTATGAAAACTTCTTCCCGGATGTTGACAGATCTGAGCAAACACTACTAACCAAGGCGGGTTCTGATTCAGCGTTAAAGATTGAAGGTTTGGATTTCAGCGACCCGTTTGCTTCCCTTGGAACTATTGAAAGTTTCTTTTCCGATGATGAAAAAACAACTTTGGTTGATGACGATGAAAATGTCGCTCCAAAAACTTCAAGCTTCTTTAGCTTAGGATTAGATGACAATGACAATGACACTGACTACAAATCAAAAACAGGTAGTCAAATTCTTGGTGAATTTACATCCATGCTCAAGGGGCTCTGATGGCTGATAAACGAAAGAAGGCTGCCGCTGCTGCTAAGATCGCTAAAGATAAGATGGAGTGTAATAAACCCAGAGAGACCCCTGGACACCCAACAAAAAGCCATGTGGTCAAGGCATGTGAAGGTGATAAAGAAAAAATTATTCGTTTTGGTCAGCAGGGAGTCGAAGGCGCTGGAAAGAATCCTAAAACTGCCGAGGATAAAGCACGGAGGAAATCTTATTATGCACGACATAACGCACAAGATCCAAAGCCTGACAAGATGTCAGCACGTTACTGGAGCCACAAAACAAAATGGTAATTTCCTGCTAAGCTGTGTAGGTTGATTCTTTATCAGCATGGCAAAACCCAGATCCACGGCAATCCAAATTGAGTCTAAACCCAAGAAGACACGTCAAGGGCGCTCTAAAAGGACTAAGCTAAAGCCTGGGCAAAAACGTTATCGTGGACAAGGTATGTAAAAAGTATGTATGATTGAGAGTAATAATAGATACTCTCATGTCGGATCTTTCGCGTGCTGTTAATCTGATTCGTAAATACGAAGGGTTTAACGAAAAAGCATATCCAGATCCGTACTCAGGTGGAGAACCATACACCATCGGGTTTGGGACTCAGTTCTATCCCGATGGTTCTCCCGTCAAGCAAGGTCAGTGCTGCAGCCAAGAGAAGGCACTGGAGTATTTATTTCACGAAGTCAACGTTATTGAGTCCCAGCTTCTGCGTTTAAACTTAGGACTTGATGACTGTATGCGCCAAGCTCTTGTTTCTTTTATCCATTCAATTGGATGGGAACCTTTCCTTTACAGCCGTATGATTGACTGTCTTGAAACTGAAGACCTGTCAGGAGCAACAGAAGAAATTGGCCGTTGGATTTTTGATCAAGACCATAAAGTCATTGGTAGCCTGCTTGATCGTCGTCGAGAAGAGGTGAATCTATTCCTGCAGGAGGTTGACGCAAACCCCTGGTCCTCTACAGAAGTCCTCTTGACGGCATTCAGGAATTACAGCGCTGCTTCTCATGAAGTCCGGGCAATCCGAAAACTGGAAGAACAGATCAATCCTTATATTCTGTCAGAGTTTGCTAACGACTTTAAGATTGACGAAAATCCCTGGGTTGATTTTAGAGATGAGAGTCTAGATTCTTTGTTCAAAGTGTACGATTAGAATAGTTGTAGTAAAAGCATGCAGAGCGGAATGGAGCGATCAAGTGAGCCTAGAGAGTTTGAGCTTCCTCTGGAGTTGCAGTTTGCCATGCGCAAAGCTGAGCTACAAGCCTCTGAAATGACTTGGGACCAGCTTTACTCTGCTCTTCTGAACCTATATCACCAAAGGATGATGGAGTGGCACGCCATCAAGGATATCATGGCATCAGAAAATATTGAGATCGATTGGGATCATCCAACCGATCTCGAATTAGCAGAGCTTGCCGCCGCTTTCGCATACGACGACGAGGACGATGATGAAGATGATCTTCAGACCGTCTGAGACTCGTCAAGTTGAATAAGACGATCGAGGTAGAACTGTGCCTTCTTCAGTGATTCTGTCCCGCCTTTATGCCTCTCACGCCACAAATACTTCAGGATATTCCCTTTTAGGAATCCGCGATACTCTTCGTTGGTTAGGGCTGACTCGATGGCTTCGATGCATTCGATTCCGCCGTCATTGTAATGAGAAGGGTGGTTGACCGCATCCTCTTGGATCACAGGAGGTTCTTCTTTAGTGGCCCAGGGAACAGGGCACACACCGCCTGGGCAGTCACTTACTTCCTCTACCGGCGCAAACCACGACGTTTGAGAGACTCCTCCATCATCTCCTCGTCCGGTCCCTCCAATTCCAAGACCAGTGCTTTGGGCTTCGGTGATGCTCCCATTGCCAGCCCCTCCTCCATCGAGGGAATGTAACCCGTCATTCCAGGACGTGCTCCCTCGAGATTCAACGGATTCCTTTCGAGCCCCTGTTCGCATGCCACTAACCCGCGATTGTACATATCATATAGTGGCACATCATTCTCTTCATTTGCAATAGGTGCGCCAAATGTTTCTTCGTCAAGACACCGACACTTGACTTCGTCTTGGACAAAAGAATCTAAAAAACCGGCGGCGGAGTTGTGATACATGATATCCGAGATTGATTTGCTCCTTTTACAATGATACTATGGCAAGTTTCTTTGATCCTACTTACGATCCACGTCAGGATGCAGCATCCTCTGGTACGGAAGTAACTGATCTTAACCCTGAACGTATTTACGATACTGATCTTCGTCGTGTAGATGAAGAAGACCGTCGATCTGTTGAGTCTGTTAATGACAAACAAGGCAGAGTCTCAAGATTCATGAAGGCTGCCAAAAGTGCTGGTGCTTACAAACAAAGAGCCGGTATTGCAGAACCGACGATCCGAGGACGTACTCCCAGGAATCCGGCTTTTATTGATGGCACTGAGCTACCGAGCATGGGTGACCGGATTGGCCGAGGTGGAGGCACAAATTATGCAGACAAACCTCAGCCAAGATCCGGTAGGCCTTTCAATTAAACCTGAGAGAATACAACTTCTGCAGGTTGGTCTTGGTACTTACCTTTCCGATCTTGGTAGCTTACAGAGCAAGGGTTACCACGATAGAAAAGAAGTTGAGTGATCCCTTCATTTGCATAAATGCGATTGAAGAGTCCAGTGCAGTTGCTGATTTCTAACGTTAGATAACCTTCCCACATTGCCTCGGCAGGTGTAATATTCACGAGGATGCCGGAACGAGCATACGTCGATTTACCGACTGCAACAACAGTTACATCACGAGGAAGCTTCAGGCGCTCCATTGCGACACCAAGGCAGTAACCATAGGGCGGTAACAAGAAGTACTTACCGCGCTCATCTTCTAAAAGCTCTGCAGGTTTCAAGATACTTGGGTCAAAGTTCTTTGGATCACAATCACCAGCCTGTACTTTGCCGAAAATCAGACATTGCTCTGGTGACAACCGGATGTCATAACCATAGGAACCAAGTCCATAACTTAATAGTTTCCTTCCATTTTCTTTGCTGACCAGACGATCCACAAACGGAGAAATCATCTCCTCTTCTTCCGCAAGTTTTTTGATTTCCCAGTCAGCAAGTACGCTCATAACCTTGTTCAATCGTTCTTCAGTATACGCAAATTACTTGAGAATGTGCCCCCTTTCTTCGTAGATGTCTATAAATCTTTCGGTTGCCGACGACGTGTCGTCAACGGGAGGTAGATAGACAATCAAAGAAGTGCACGTCTTATGTTTACCAACACCTTCACTGGTTCTCATTACCAGAGTTGGGGGAGTTTTTAAAATACACACAGGGAAATTAAAGATTCGTGGGTCATAACGAATCATGTCTGTACAGTTTGTAAAGAACAGGCCTTGCTTCACTTCTCCTGCAAGCCATTCCTTATATAAACGGTTAAACCACACAGCATGGGAAGACATCAATGTTGGAGATGATGTTCGTGTCATCTTCCAGCGCTGCCTTTTCTTATCCCAAAAGTAAGCCCCAGAGGGGGGGAAGAGATACACGCTACCGTACCAAGGTTGAACATTCAACCCATCCTTGCTAGGTGTGTAGTATTTCTTTGCTTCTACATACGTGTTGGCAAAGTCAGAGCTTGCGACATCCAGATCGATTCCACCCAATAACTCATGGGCAGCCGTTACCAGATCTTGGCAAGTCACATACTCACGACCTTCGACGTGACTACTGATATGTTGGAGTCCCATTACTTTTCTGAAACTTGGTTGTAATCAATTTCAAAATAACGAATACCCTCTGCATCATTGATAACATAACCAGCTTTTTCCGCAGGGTCAATATTTTGTGCAGCAGACAGAATCCGACGAAATGTTTCAGCCATATCACCATCGTTTCCACGTTCGCACTCCTCTTGGGCAGAGTGAATTTCCTTGAGAGTCCAAAAGAACATAGAGCGTTCTTTGTTCTCTGGCTGAAAAACCATGATACCTGGACCCTCAACCTCCCAGAGTTTAAAGTATTGCTGGCCCATATCACCAAGAATTAACTTGATGGTTGCGTCAAGCATCCGTGTTTTAGTTTCATCTAGCTCTGGGCCAATGACTGAAGCAATTAATTTTTCACGTCGGTTCATTTTTCAATTAATCCCTGGCGAATTAAGGATTCAATAAGCTTGTCAGTTGGCTTATACAAGACAACCATCTTACCTAATATGCCACGTTTTTTGACAAGGTTTCCATTTTCATCTTTGACTTTATTTAATTCCCCCGATCGAATTAAATACTCAGCTACACAACGCAACCGTCGTTTCAGAGGAAGCTCAGCTTGTGGGAACTTGCCGCAGATTGTAGCTGGCAATGAATCCTGGAACGCAAGACGCAAACGATTCGCAAGCGTCATGTGAGAGTTCTCATCCTCTTCTTCATATTGCCTTAAGATTTCAAGGTATCTTTGCAGGCACCCATCATCGAAAGAGCCTTCTGGAGGCAAGAACATTTCCACCTGAAGTCTTATTGATTCAGGCAGTGTCTCATTGACGTTATCAACAGTAACGTTTGAGATATCGACAGTACTAAATCGGTGCGCCATCTTCCATTACCTGATCTGCGGTCTTGGTTTTGTATAGGCGGGGATCGCGGTGGTCAGCAGGGCATATCTCCCTGTTTTTAGCGAAGGAGCGAACCAGCGCATTCCAGGGGATGCGAATAACAGCCTTTTTATTTGTCATGGGAGAGGCGTTTATGTAATGGATGCCTTCAACCCAGCCCTTGTCTGGTTTGGTTTTTCCAATGGCAATCCAATTCCGCAAAGTCTGATCTGATACGCTCAAACGGCGAGCACATTCTTCCGTTGAGATATACTCATCAGCAAAAGCCTCTGGATTCAAGACATCGGTTTCTCCGTTTTCGTACCTGCTGTGCCACATGGAGGCCAAGATATTCCTGATCCCCTTGAGTTCAGCGGCAATATCTTCTAGACCTTTGCGAATTCCGTAAGCCATAGCAACAAACGCACTAATAAGATGCTAACGTTTTTAGAGATAGGATTACAACCATGGAAGAACAAATTCCACCGAGCCAACCTCCGGTTCAGCAGATGCCGGAAGGACAGATCAGCCTGGAGCAACTCGCAGAGATGAAGGCGCGTGCCAGGGATCTTGCCTTTCAGCAGGCTTTTGCTCAACAAGCGGCACAATCACAGCAAGCACCAAAAGTCGTCTACTTGCGTCGCAACCTTACCGTTGCTGAACTTTTGATTGTTCTCCTGATTTCTTGCGGTATTGTAACAGGAATTCAGTGGTCTTGGAATTTTGTTTCCAATGCTCTTCCAAAGATTGAGATTAAGGTGCGATAAATAAGCAGGCGTATAATTAAAGAAAGAATTGCGCAATACAATAGGTGGCAAACCGTAGAATCACGGAATTTCCAGCCATTAATGGGGGCGATATTATCGATCAGGACCTGCTTACGCTGGTCCATGTTTTCGAGGTCGACCCCACTCTGCGCAATAAAAAAATAACTTTTACAGAGTTCAGGGAATATCTTAATGTTTATTATGCTCCCATAAGTGGAGCAACATTCAGCGGAAACGTTACCATCTCTGGAGACCTGACGGTTACAGGCTCTAGTACCTTCAATACTCTTACATCATCTGGACTAAGTACGTTTAGTGGTATTGTTGTTCAAAACAATGCGATTGTTAGTGGAACAGTCAGTGGAACAACAATTACTGGAACCAACGTTCAAGGCACTAACATCAACGCTATAACAACAACTGTTACAACTGCGACAGGCACAAACGCAAACTTTGTTTCTGGTAACTTCAGTACCCAAGTTTCGGGCGCTACGATTACCGGTGGTCAAGTCAGATCGCCATCTGGCGTTTTTACAAACCTCAGCGGTGCAACAATTACTGGAACGACTGTTGCGGCAACAACGGGTTCTTTTCAGGTTCTTAGCACGCCACTTCTTGAAGTTAGCGGGAATCTTTCGGTTGCCAGTGGTTTAACAGTCACTGGCCTTGCTCAGTTTGGCAACGGTGTTCAGGCCACTGGAACTTTTTCCGGAACAACAATCACAGGAACAACAGGTGCATTTTCAACGGTATCTGGTGTTTCTGGCGTTTTCACAACGCGTCTTTCTGGTGAAACAATTACAGGTGATACAGCTTTAATTTCAAATACAACAGGTGTTTCCGGAACGTTTACCACCAGGATTTCAGGTGCAACCGTTACTGGCAATACTGGAGCTTTTGGTAATGTTAGCGGTATTTCTGGTGTTTTTACACAGCTTTTATCTGGTGCTCTCATCACTGGTGATACGGCCCAGCTGACAACACTCACTGGTGTCTCCGGAACATTCACCAATGTTTCTGGTACTACCGTTACTGGTGATACAGTTGCTGCGACAATTGTTTCCGGCGTCTCCGGCGTATTTAACAGCTTTTTATCTGCAACCACAATTACAGGGGCGTCAGGCATCTTCACAAACCTGACGAGCACCTCTGGTACTTTTGCAACGCAGGTCTCAGGTGCCACGGTTACCGGTAATATCGGACAATTTACGTCGTTGACCGGGGCAACCGGAACATTTACCACACGTGTTTCCGGTCTGCTTGTTACAGGTGACACCGGAAGTTTCACGAACCTCACTGGCATCGCTGGTGTCTTCACCACCAGTATTTCTGGTGCCACAATTACCGGCAATACAATTCAAGGAACTTCCGGAGTCTTCACCCATCTTAGTGGCACGACTTTTACTGGGACAACAGTTAATGCATCGACTGGTGTTTTTCAGACACTTGCAGCATTAAACCTTGCTTTTACGAACACCGTTGTATCAGGTAATTTTAGCGTCCTTGGCTCCAGTACTTTTACTTCTGGTGTTCAGGTAACAGGCACGCTTAGTGGCACCACGATTACCGGAACAACTGTCAGTGCAACGACGGGTTCTTTTGTTTCTTTAACCGGAACAACGACAACCGGTGTAACAGCTACGTTTACTACCGGATCTTTTACTGAGTTAACAGGGACTACAACAAGTGGTGTAACGGCAACCTTTACGACGGGTAGCTTTACATCATTAACCGGAACCACAACGACGGGTGTCACAGCAAAGTTTACGAGTGGTTCGTTTACTTCTCTTACTGGCACTACAACAACAGGTGTAACGGCTACGTTTACAACCGGTGCCTTTGTAAATATCACAGGCAGCACACTTAATGTGACAACACCATCTGGCCCAACGCCTGCAATTGTATGTTCTGGTGTTGTATCCGGTGGTACTGGTGGATTTATTATCCAAGGGCCGTTAGTGATCTTGCCTTAATTCTTCGGTTAAAATAAACAAAAAGAGACAACAAAATGGCTTACGGCGAAATTAAAGTTGATACTATCACTTTTACTGATGGCGGGATTGATAAAAGTGTTGCTATTTCTGGTTTAGTCCAGAATCCGACGTTTAGTGGGAATATCACTGTTACTGGTACTATCTCTGGAAACCTTGTTCAAGGACAAACTGTTTCTGGTGTAACTGTTACTGGAACAGCCGCAGCGTTTACCACTGGAACATTCATTTCGCTTACAGGCACAACAATTCAAGGCACAACGGCAACCTATACAACTGGTTCATTTACTTCGCTGACAGGAACAACCACTACTGGCACAACAGCAAAATTTGCTTCAGGTGTATACACTACGCAAATTTCTGGTGCAACCATTACTGGTAATTCAGCTGCATTTACCACGGTAACAGGTGGAACCGCAACAATTACATCAGGTGTTTTTGCTTCTGGTACTGCAGCGGCACCATCTGTTTCTGTTGGCACCACAGATAACGGCATTTATTCACCCGGCACAGACCAAGTAGCCATCTCGACTAATGGCACCCAGCGCATCAGTATCGGGTCCGATGGTGACATCAATGTTGATAGCGGCGGTGTGTTCTATGACGCCTCGACAAACCGCTTGGCGGTGGGCACTACGAGCCCAAGTGTTACATTTGAAGTAAAAACGACATCTACAACAGCTCACACAGTTGCGGCTTTTGGAAGTGGGCCAATATCCGGCGGTTTAGAAGTAACAACAAACGGAAATCTTGATTGGGGCTTCAATGCTCTCAACGCTAGAAACCTAACCTTTAGCACTAACCAGCTAGAACGCCTGCGCATCACCTCAACCGGCCAGCTAAGTCACATTGGCGGTGGCTCTTCAGGTTCACCTGCAGTTGGCTTTAACGGCAGCGCACCTAGTAACAGCCTCGTTATTGATTCGACAGGCAAAGTAGGCTTGGGGACTTCTGCGCCTGATGAATTACTGCATATTAAAGGTGATATTGTAGAGTTCAAGGGCACAAATACCAACCAGATTGCAGATACGGCAGGAACAGAACAGGTATTTAAGTTTGGCATTGAAGGGCAAAAGAATAGTGTCTACGGCCCTGCCGGATCAATTATTTTCAGGCAGGATGCTAGTACGTGGTCTTCTGTTGATCAATACAATAAGCCGACTCGTATTGAATTCTGCACACAAGACGTGTCTAGCTCGGATACATCAGAAACACCGCGATTGGTTATAAGCCAAGACGGCAACGTTGGGATCGGAACAACAAGCCCTGATTATCTTTTTGATTGCCAAAAAACTGGCTCACAACTAATTAGGAGTCGAACGAATGACACAGGCTCGGGAGCGAGTACCGGCGGATTTCTTGGAGAATACCTTGGAGGAGGTGGTGGGACAAATACGCAAATCAGCATAGCCGCCGGTAATAATTATGGCTTTTTGTCTACACTTACCAACTCCCCGCTGCTTATTGGGACAAATGGTACGGAGAAATTAAGAATTGACACGTCTGGGCGAGTATTGATAGGCACAAGTAGCAATAGTGGCGGCGCATTACTTCAAGTGAATGACAATCGTATTAGGATTGCAACTGCAAAAACACCTGCATCCGCGACAGACACTGGAACCGCTGGTGAGATCTGCTGGGACGCCAACTACGTCTACGTTTGCACCGCCACCAACACTTGGAAGCGCTCTGCGCTGTCTACTTGGTAACCAGAGAAGCCTTCTTCTCTAATTACCTTGGTACTAAAATAGGAAAAAACATCTGTTATGGCTACTCCTGTCTGGTCTATCGCAAATTTGGAACGCACCCTTCCTGATGGCATTACTCCCCCTGAAGGTCAAGTCACCACTGCGCATTGGACCGTAAGCCTTGAAGATCAAGGTAAAACGGCTAGTGCATATGGCTCCGTTGGTTTCAGCGATGCAGATCCCGGTAATTACACGCCGTTTAATCAGCTCACTGAAGCACAAGTCATTGGTTGGGTAAAAGCCACCCTTGGCGATGAGGAAGTAGCATCTATCGAAAGTGCACTGGCAGAACAGATTCAGCAAAAGCTGACTCCTACTTCAGAATCTGGTGTACCTTGGTGATCAGTTGCTATACTTTTTGAAGTCATCTGTTTAATATGGCCTGCAAAAAGAGTGAACTGATTTCTGCCATCAATTCCTTTGGATCTGCTCGTGCCACTGGCGATGGCAACCTTATTGGTTTTTCTGCTCAGTTGATTGGGCAACTGATTGAAACTCTTGAGTTTGCTCCGGAGGAAGAAGTAGCAGAGGACACCGAGGTAAAAGAAGCCGTACCTGCTTGATTTGTTGACTTGATCTAGAGTATTTACATTGCTCTAGGTCTATAAATGTCAATCAAACTCACAGACGCCGCAAGGTTTTTTAACGAAGAACCGCATCAAATCGATGCGTTGGAGTGGCTTCAGGCTCAGCTCACTGCTGATGTCCTGGATCTTTTTGCTGAGAAATATCGAAACAAACCAAGACCTGCTTTAGCTATAGACAACACTTGGGACGGTGTTCTTGCAGCAGCTAAAACAGCTGGTGCTAAATGGCCTGAATGTGTTGCGGCACAGTGGGCACTCGAATCGGGATGGGGTCAACACACATCTGGTAAGAATAATTACTTTGGATTGAAAGGATCTGGTTCTACGGTCAGCACCCAAGAATTCATCAATGGTCAATGGGTCACGATCAAGGCTGGATTCCTTGATTTTCCTGATTTACAAACATGTGCTTGCTACCTCGTTGATCGCTGGTATAAAGACTTTGGGCGCTTCAAAGGTGTTAATAGAGCAACCAGCAGGAATGAATGCGCTCGACTTTTGGTTAAGGAAAGTTACGCAACTGACCCTGACTATGCAACAAAATTAATTCAGATCATGGATCGTCAACTTCAAAACATTGGAGAGAAAGAAGATCCCAACCCACACAACAATAACTTGAACCCTTGGAGCCCATTCACCTATAAGATCACACCTAATATCACATATGGTGAGATTTGTTTAAACCAAGAAAAGCGAAGGTTTACCAAGCAATATCAATGCGACACAGCAAAAGAACTATGTTTATTCCTAGAAAAAGTCCGTAAACAGTTTGGTAACAAGCCAATCATTATCACTAGCGGTTCTCGTCCAGAACCCATCAATACTCAAGTAAACGGCGCAAAGAACAGTGAACATACCTACAACGCACCGTCTAAAGGCGCGATTGATTTTTATATCCAGGGTGTTGATATCTATAAGGTGCAAGACTGGTGCGATAAACATTGGCCTTATTCGTTAGGATATGGCGCACCCAAGGGATTCACGCATCTTGGCATTAGGGAAGGAAAACCACGCGTTCGCTGGGTCTACTGAAGTGAAAAAATACAAAGACAAGCCGCGTCGTGTCAACATGTGTTGGCAGATTGGAGACGAAAAAAAATGCGTGACCCTACCGCAGGAGCACGCATATGAAACAAGGGATTGGGTTGAGAGTCAGGGGGGCGTGTGCTTCTGGTTTCAGGCGTTACCTGACTGATCAACGCTGTTTTGCTTTGCCAACCACCAGTGCCAGTGTTTCAATAACCTTATAGAGCTTACCGACGATCCTGTCGTCGGAAGGGGTTGGAGTCAAAGACACAATAATAGAAGCAGCGGCATGAATGGCAAGTGCCAGTTCGATGTACTTGTTAAGATCCATGGGTATCTCCCGTTTCTTTTATTCTATGACTCTTGGTTTATAGAAGAAAAAAGATTTATATTCATCCGATATTTCCCACCTTGGATCTTCATGCGATAAAAACCAACGTTTCCAAACCCTGAACTGTTTATCTGGTAAAGCAGATTCACATCGCATACAAACGGAGTCGCCACCAGGGATTTCAATTATCCATTGACGAACCTGACGTACAGCAATAGCTTGAACCCTGGTACCTAATTTACCGGTCAAAATCGAACTCAACCGTGACACGGATTTTTTCTTGCGTTTGTTTAGCCAGTCGTTGAGTTGTCTTTTTGATTTTCCGACCGCTAAGCTTGCAAGCCACACGCACCCTTTCTCCGTACGAATCCAGGGAATCAATCGCATCTTGAGGATTTTCCCATCCGGCAAAAAAATCGTCCCAATCTTTTTGCTTCGTTGTGACCTCAATGTTTTCACTACCCATCAATCTTCGTAAATACGGCAACTTGGTGCCCAGGGATACTCTTCACAATAACTCTTTTTCTTTACGGGTGTAGGTTTACCTTGGAACAAAGAGACAACAAATGTCTTTATTTTGTTGATCATGGTCTGTTTGTTAGAGGGACAAATAGCTCAGGGAACCGATCAGTGTCCTGATGTTCATTCTGCCACGAGGTTTTCCATTCAGACAGCGAGTGGTCGTGAACTGTGTTGAAGTAACTATCATCTCCAATATCACACAAGATACCAAGATTTGTAGGTAATACAGATTGGCCAATCGCAAGTATGCCTGTATCACTTACTGTTACGATCCCCGTGGTATCAATGACAAATGGAGTAATTGTTACAATATATAATCCAGCAGGAACAGATACACTCGTAAGAACAGGGCTTGTTAAACCCTGTGATTCTTGAGCTGTTTCTTGCAGAACAATACTTCCGTCGCTGTCTTCAAGTTCAAAAAGAACTTCTGTTGCGGGGAACTCGACAATTAAACCAATTTCATAGGCAAGTGGTTCATTCCTGGTTGTTGAAACACAAATAAGATACGTGCCTGCACTAAGCGGATAATAACGTTCATCTCCGCGATCTAAACGCAGTTGTGAAAATTGATTATATAAATCAGATTTAGCGCTCATGACCGTATCTAAGTACGGCACATAGACTTCACCGTTTGTTTTTAGGCCATCGGTAATAGAATCAGCGTCAAAAATAGACTCACCTTGGATAGGTGTTCTGTTCAGGTCATAGGCAGATAACTGAATGTATTGTGGACGCGGTGGCCCTTTTGTAGCAATAATCCAAGCAGGAGAAGCAAGAGTAACTGTGTACCAATGATTGTACCTACCGCCACCAAAACCACCATTAGACGTAAAAGAGGTATCGGCTTTACCAACAACTTTATTTTCTGGTCCAAGGGACCCCTTTAAGTATCTTAAAGAAGTACTGGAAAAAGTCCCAAGGTTTAAGGGATTTTCAAAACTACGTTGGGCTTGGCTTAATCGTGAACTACGGGACATTATTGTTGCGTTTTCTTTCTTTTATTCTAATTCTGAAAATCAACCCTCATCATAGTAGGGAGCATCTGGTGCACACAAAGGACTCCTAATGGTTTGTTTGTAATAGCGTTCGATTAACTCTTGTTCCCTGCCAAGGCGTACGGCATTGGAGATAGCCATTAGTTCTTCTGGTTTGAATTCCAGATTGAAGGGGGATACATTTGCAGGGGGGTAGCCAATATTCCAACTTGAAACAAGATGCAGTGGATTGACACACCAAGGATTACCGCAGACCCTGGAGACGGTCAAAGAGCCAATATCCCCCCAGGCACATTGGTAAATCAGTTTGTGTGGTGTAACATTCTCCAACGCACGAAGGGTATGAAAAGAGCGGTAGGAAGGAAAGCTCATCCTTCGTGGTGACCTTGCACCTGGAGCATTGATCTCCCAACATTCGGACGGATCACGAATGTCGACCAAGGACCAGAGTTTCTCGTATTTGTAGTTGTAGTAGGGATGTAGAAAGTTCATGTTGAAACCACAGATGTTTGATTTGATTTTTACAACGCAGTGGTAACACCAATGATGTTCTTTGTCCCTGATGCGATGGCGGTGAGGACAAGGATAACCAATGTAATAACCATGCGACTCAAGTTGAGATTCGTCGAGTTTATTGATATTGGGGACATAGCGGAAATTTGTGCGTTGCCCCTTGGTCTGTAGGTTTGCCATCAGTCGTCCCAGCTCCAGGTCTTTTTGCGTTTATGGGGCCTTGCGATCCAGCTTTTGTAAAGCTCTTGTCGGTTGTCTTTATTTTTATCTCGATGAGAAATACAGCAATGGTCAGGGCACTCCCCTGTACGCAGGTAATAAACAATCCGATGCGCTTGGTACACGTCGGCATCAATAGATACCAGGTAATACCCAGAGTGTTTATGTAGCCGTTTTACTGGTTTGTTTTTTTTGACGTAGATCAGGCCGGAGGGACACTCGTCACTGAGAGCCACAACCTCCTTGATGCGCCAGAGGGGAGGCATGGGCCTGTAGTCACGAGACATAAAAGGAGTATGGATGGGGTAGAAAAGAAGTTTAGCAGGCCTCGGGGGAAGCGGTGCTAGTAAAAGGAGTATACGTATAGTTTCATATAGATCTTAGAGTGTCAGACATTTTGATCATTTTGTAGGCTCTCATACCCCTTTTGTTATTTTTCATGCCTGCCCCCCCCCGAACCCCCCCGTGCCCGTCTCGTCGTAAGACTATATAGACAGGGTATGGTGACCTACATTTTGGCCAAAATGTCTGACACTCTAAGAACTAAGCAAAACTATACGTATACCCTTTTTACTGACACCAATCACCTATACCCCTCCATTGTTCTTATCTGATTCCAACATTGAGATCCCCTGGCACTAAAAAACCCCGCTCCTTGTGGGAACGGGGCAGCTGGCTTCCAGATGACCCTACACGGCCAGGGAACGACGCTTCCGTTCCTTCCTATTCTTCTTAGGTTTGACCGCCACCTCAGCCTCTGGTAACACGCTGTGGCTGACATCATTCATCACATCTTCGAAGACGCCGCCAAACTGAGACGCAATTGTGTCCCATGAGAATTGTTTGTCAGTGACGCGCTGGTAGCACTTTTCTGCCACATGCTCTCGATATGTCTTGTCCTCATACAAGTGCGAGAGGATCTCGACTAAATGCTCCGTGGAGGGGCATGGCATCTCCCGGCCATAATTTGTATCCACATCAACGTGGTCGCACCGGATCAACTCTCCATACCCCTCAAAAATCTCCTTAGTACTGGTATGGTCTGGTACCACCTGAGCGACACGGCAGGCAGCGTTTTCAAAGTTGACCAGCTCCCAACCACCACCCTTGGTGGTATTGACACCAACATCAGCGCAGTTATAAATCCAGTTCAGCATCTCCACCGGCACATTCGGGGGGTTATGGCTGTTAGATGTCATGATGATCCGACCATTTGGATCAAGACCGTTCTTACCCATCTCCCTGGCAAACAGAGGCATCAGATCCCAGCCTTGGTCCTTCAGGCCCATGTGCATATACAACTGAGCATCCGGCCTACCAACAGCAAACTTGGCAAAGGCAGCAATCGTGATGTCCATCCGTTTGCGGAACTGGTTTCTGTTTCCGTTCAACACAATAAAGATGTCTTTCTTGAGACCCAGCTTCTCCCTAGCCTCCCCCTGGTCCATGGGATAGAAAACATCCGAATCTAAACCATGTGGAATTACGGCAATAGGCTTGGTAATACCTGCTTTTACAAATTCGTACGCACCGAATTCAGTAAAAGCAACCAACCCATCCCATCCATTGATATGTGGATCAATGCCACCAAGCCAGTTATAGCTGTCCATCGTCAGGTAACCGACGAACTTAAACTTACCAGCTTTATGCAAGTCCTCGATACGACGGTACTGCTCACTAACGATCCATGGATCATTCAGACTAAAGACAATGTCAGGTTGTTCTTTTTCGACGATTTCACGGATGCGATCTTCTCCAAAGGGCGCCTGCTGAAATCGGTTAGACGCCGGGTACATCTTGAAATCTTTCTGTTCATCTGTTGGATCACCATGCCAATTACAGGCCAACACAACAAATTCAAAGTTATCTCTCAGCCTGGGCAATACGGCACCACTAACTCGTCCAAAGCCAGTCATGGCAGCAAAATCTGCCACCCACAAGACTTTAGTTTTCTTTTTTGACATTGAAAATGAAACAGTTCTCGCCTTACTATACAGAAACAGTAGGTGTTATTGACCGTACTAACTCTTTTTCTTCTGTTGTTTTTGCTTTTAGTTTCTTCTTTAAAAACTCAGCAGCTCTATGTGTTCGCGTTGTGTCCCCGCAGGTATAAAGATCGATAGCGCAGTACCCGATCTCTGGCCAGGTGTGGATACTTGCATGTGATTCCGACAGCAGTGCTAGGAGAGTCACTCCTTGTGGCTGAAACTTTTCCCCAAAAATCCGAAGAATAGTTGCTTTTGCCATAACAAGAGAAGCTTCAAGCAACTGTTGAAGCTTCTCGTAATCATCCAGAATTCCTGGGTCACACCCATAAAGATCAAGGATTAAATGTCGACCATTCCCCATTTGGATAATTCATCTTCATTTATTGTTTCATTAGTCTTGTTATCCAAGACATTTCCATATTGATCCTGCCAATTTTCTTTGTTTAAACCGACTTCTACAATCGAAGGATAGGTTTTGTACTTGGTTGGATCAGCAAGTCGACAAGCAATATTGCCGACCCTCCAGCCTCCTTTGGTCTTAAATTTATAAACATTCAGAGCAAGTTGATGACGACACACATCCATCAGAAGAGTTTCAAATCGGCTGCGCCCTAGGATGTTATTATTTGACGCCCTGGAAAACTCACAGTAGTTGGCGTAAAGCCAGTTATCAGAATTGGAGTATAGTTTACCGGAACCAGCTACTGCGTTCTTTGCCAATCCGATGGCAGACGACACATCTGGATCGAAAACAATACAGTGCTCTAGCCAATCCATAATTTGATTGGACTTCAGAATTTGTTCTCGATGGTGTTTGGCAAAAAACTCAACCTTGCTGGTGGTTTCCATAAGGTATTCTCGCATTTCAACTTCTGACATATCCAGAACCCAATTCACCAGCCCTGGAAGCAAAGAAGCAAACTCTCCAAACGGACGACCGTTGTCGTCCATATCAATAAGGGTACGTTGTTCTGCCGAGTTACCAGTAAATGGTTTATCAAATGGAATCGTAAGACGCCGCCTGGCAAGACCAGAAGTTGGATCTGTAGTTTGAATTGGTTCGTTTGCTGTAATAATAACGAGACCATTAAATTTAAACGGTTTTTGAGACCCAGCTTGGAACTTACGTTCTTTACGAATTAGGTCACGACCGGTCACTGCTTTTAACACAGATACCGATCCGCCATACCGCTCCACATCATTGAACAGCAACAGTTTTTTCTTATACAGATTTGCTGTCTCAAACCTATTTTTCTCAAGGTGTTCCAAGGATGAGATCATTGCGTTCTCATCGCCCACCAATGCATGGGCAAGGTTTGAATAGGTCGACTTACCAGATTTCCCTGGGCCTACAATCTCAACAAACTTTTGTATTTCCGAGTGACTAAGAAGTACAGCACGAAGCCAAGCCCTTAATACCTGAACGCGACTCCAATCATTATTCTGTGCTTCCTTCAGCCATTTAATGATGGGTTCACAACCTGCCCCTGGATCGTAGTCATAAGGCAGTTGTTGTATCATGTACATTTCTTTGTTGAATGGAAGAAGCTCCCTTGTTTTAACGTTCAAGATCCCATTGGTAAAAAGTAGTAGCTCATTGTCTTCATACCAATCTTCATGCAGGGTTGAAATCCTGAGCTGCTCCATGACATCCGAGATCATATTCATGGAATATCCATTGGGAAGCAGTGATTCTTTTACATACTCAAGATGCTCTTTAATAGAGCTTTTCATTTCAAGCTCTGAGAGGTGACACCAGACACCAGGCGAACGATGGCCATAGATATAGAAAAAGCCCTGGTTTTCGCTATACCTTAAATTCCCGTTATACATACTGAGAATTTTCTCAGCAACAACATCAGATGATTGATTTTTGGGGCGAGGTTCTTTACTTTTCCCTTTTCTTTCTTTACCCCATGTTTTTGCTGTAGATAAGATCGTGGTTTTTTCTTCTTTGATCGCCGGCATAGTACTTTGCTCTTGAATATGTGACTCAATTTTTTCAAGCTCTGATGCGATGTGCTCAAGCGTTGAGTCATCTACATTCATCACTTTATAATCCATGGATGGCGTCCATCCCTGTTCCTTGGCTACATGGATCAAGGAACCAAGACCGCGTCCACCGCTTTTACTAAAGGACAACCAACGTTTATGGCATTCACCTTCTCGATATTTTTCAGATTGCTTAGACCATTCATCCCATTGCTCTAGCAAGGATTCGTCCAATGCATGAAGCGTTTGACCAACTGTAATCCAGATGTCATAATCATCTGCTGCCTCTGGAGGCATACCCCACGTTGCTTCAATTGCAAGTTGGATATCTCGCTCTAGTCCTATCGATGAGGTTATAGCAAATCCGCTACCAATAATTCGAGAGACTTCCTGAGCTGGTTTTCCTTGTTTTGCGTTTTTAGTAATGATGCCATCCAAGATCCAACCAGGAAGTTCAGGCAGCTTGTCCGCCCACTCAAAACCCAACCCTTCTCCTGTGTAGTAGCCTTCTGTCTCTGGGTGCAGACCCATCAAGACACCCTGGTGTTTTTTCCAAAGGATCTCAAGCTTTTCTTTATTTTCTTCTGCGTGCCAGGTGTATTTATTTCTTAAAAAATGTTTGTGCTTGTCGCGGTCTAACTTGTAGAGGCGACGTTCCCTTCCCTTTTTACCGCTAAAGATGGTAAGGGTGGGAGGCAAGGCGTCATACCAACAGAATCCACTGATTTTTTCGATGAGTTTGTAGACGCTTGGTCCGTCAACATCAACCCAAACCAAACCATAAGGATGGTTATAGGTAGGGCCGCCAAGTACGCCAATTGCTTTACAGTCACCTGTTGCTAGCTCCTCTTCAATTTCTTTGACACTAAATGGTTTGTTCTGCCAGCCCTGGATGTACGGATCTTTATTTGCACCCAGTGGAGTCAGGGGCCAATCAATTGGAATAAGATCAAGCCTAATTTCGCCAGGCTTAAGAGCTTGTTGACTTTGGCTTGTCATACTTCCGTTTGCTGCAGAACTTCTACTTTAAGGTTTTTCTCTGGGAATGAGCTTTCCTTTAGGATGTTGTAGGCATGGAGATGCATAAGGGTGGGCAGGACAAAACAATCCCCGTCCACCGCAGTATTCATGCGGTTCAGGAGAGTATTGATCCACTCACCCACGCAGATTACGTGGATGTCCATGGAAGGCTCAGTTGTGTGTCTTCTTATCCTACGGCCGGTTATCTGGCTGTCTTCCCAAGATTGCGTTAAATCACTGAGTCTTATTGGACTCATGTTCTTTATATTTAGCCCTTTTATCAATTGCCATAAATTCTTTCATCAGTTTGTTGTACAACTCAACAGCATCTTCTTTTGTTACAACAGCACGCTCGCAGGCAATAGTCCAGGCCAGGCGCTTACGGCATTCCATGGGAGCTTGAGGGTTGTAAGCCATGATCTTATCAGAGCACGTCCTCAGATCAGATCAGCGTCATAGACACCGCAATTTTCAATTTGCGTATAGTATTCTTCGACAAGTTTATACCAATCTTCGTGCAACATATCCAAGTAACGACGACCGATCTTGAAGACCTGGGTCCGCAGAGGAGTTGATACCAGCACTGCCGCCTGCTGCACCTTCATTCCCAATGTTTGGGTAATACCTAAGTCATAAGCAGCTAACTGTTTTAGGCATTTCTTGAACTTCAGGTGACCACCAAGAAGGTCTCGCCATTCCTGGGACCCTTTTTCAAGATCTTTTGGCCATTTACGACTGTATGGTTTGACACTGGTCTTAAGGTCGGCCAATGTCAACTTGCCGCCTACTACACCAATAATGTCAGGACTTCCTGACCAAGCCCTCCCTTCTTCATCCTGGCCCCATACTCGACCAACCCCATCGTTTGACAGAGCAAACTGATGTTTATCCAAAAGAGGAGTCTCAGCCCATAACACTTCTTCAAATTGATCCAGAATCTGTGGCATCCCAGACCAAAACTCTGCGTACTCCTCTGGGATTTCAGGGTTTTTATCTCCTTTTAGGTAGCATTCCATACCATAGTGGATTGCCGTACCCCTCTCAGCAGCTTGTTCTTTAACACCCGGATTAGCCTTGGACCACATTTCAAGCTTCCGTTTGTTTGCTTCGGAAGCAGTTTCTGATAGGATTGTCGTCACACTGGGCGCCGGCCCTGTTACAAATGGGGTATGATAATGTCTCTTACCGTTGATTGTAATTCGGGCGGGACGGCTGTTTAGCTCCCGCATTAGCTCTGGTTGCTCTTGATATTTCAGCGACCAGGGATCGCTGTTTTCAATTTTAGCAACCATTGATGGTTTTGTATATTGCTGCTAACTTAGCATGAAAAGAACCAGAGTGCAGTGGACAACTTTAACTACGCAATTGCGTCGATCCTGGGGGCTATGCTCGTGGTGATCAGCATGGATGCATACCTCTTTTTTACCGAAGTCCTTTCTCGCCAGTAACCATGGGCTCCAACCTTACGCGTTTTTATTTTGACTTTGATGAGGACTGCAGAACTGGCTGTCTGAACAACCTTGCTTTCGAGGATGTTGAAACCATTGAAGCTGATGCGTACGAAAAAGAGCTACAATCCAAGGATATCCCGTACACTCGAATTGATCTTTAGTTATGACACGCACCTGGAATGAGTATTTTGAACCACTGAAACCACGCCTTGGTGCACGCGAGCTCACTTTCCAAAAAATCTTTGACCATCTAGACGAGTGTCATAAACCAATTATTATTGAAACCGGGACGTATCGAGAAGAAAACAACTACACAGGCGATGGTTGCTCAACTCTTTTATTTGACAATTACATTGACATACGTGGGGAAGGTCAGCTGATTTCAATTGACATTGACCCAGGTGCCTGCGCCCTGGCACGTAAGAACACTAAACATGCGGAGGTAATCGAGTCTGATTCCGTGGAAGCACTTGACACCTTTTATGGTGCTTGTGACTTGTTGTACTTGGACTCGTACAACATTACTGACTGGAATAATGACTGGGCACCAGCCGCGCATCACCTAAAGGAATTGCTTGCTGCCTACCAACTCCTGAATCCTGGTACTTTAATTGTTGTTGATGACAATATCAAAGCACCTGATGGACGCCGACATGGCAAAGGTCGCCTTGTTTACGAACTGATGGAGTCGATTGGTATTGAACCATGGTTTGACTCGTATCAAATTGGCTGGCTCTGGTACTAGTTATCCGTACTTTTCATTGTGTTGTTCTTGATGCATAATAGTAATGTGACAAAGAACAGCTATGTTTACTATAGTTAGAGCACCACGCACTTCTGAAATGTCTCTTTCTACGCAAGTCAAGGATTCTTTGGATCAAGCCTCAGCATGCCTACGTGAAGCACTTGCGTTTGCTGCACGCACGGAGCACCCGCTTACGGTGAATACGTTATCTGATCTTTTGATCCGCATCGAATCCCTGGAGCAAGTTGATGATTTGATGCAGCAATTTACAAAGAAGGATGACGAGAAGAAGCATCCCTACCGAGGCTGAACGCCTCGAAAGATACCTAGCGACGTTACCAATACCTGAGCCAACTCCTAAGGAAATGGAGCAGGTATTCTTGCGTCCGTGTAAGTGGCGTAGAATACTAGAAGAGCGTAATAAAAATCCTGATGTCTCAGGAGAATAAATATACAAAACCTGGGATGCGTGAACGCATCAAAGATAGGATCATGGCCGGCTCCAAGGGCGGTAAGCCAGGTCAATGGAGCGCACGTAAGGCCCAGCTACTTGCACAGGAGTATGAAAAAGCAGGCGGTGGCTATAAAGGCGGAAAGGGTGAAAAACAAAAGTCTTTAGAAAAGTGGGGCAAAGAGAAGTGGATGACAAAAGACGAGTACGAAAAACGAAAGAAAGCTAAGTCTGCTGCCAAGAAGTATAAGGAGAGTAAGTGATGGAATTATTTCAGAAGTTTTTAAATCGTGTAGGCCGCACGTACGGTCAAGTCGACAAAAATGTTTTTGGTGGTTTGTTACCTGGTGGCGCAGCAACACCTATAGGTGCAGCATTTCAAAGATCAGGTATCCCAAAAGGAGCACAGCCAACTGATTTAGAACGCAGGCAGGCATCTTTAATTGACGCAGCAGCTAGTAGCATAAGCAATGCCCAACCTTTTGTTGAGCGAGCAGTACGCTCTTCTCCTCCTATTGTTCAACAAGGTATATCAAAAGGTTTAAATGCTTTACCTTTTAGCGTAAATCTCTTTGGAAGATATTACACTGGACTTGGCCCAACTGGATTAGAGATACCAAAAGAACTTACAAGTGAAGTGAATAAAGTTATAAGCAAGCCTGACTATCAAAAAAATTTACTTAAAGCTGCTATAGATGAAGAAAGAAACTTAAGTGCCATTTTAAATTCACCTTCTGCTTCAGGCATGGATATGCCTAATGTTAGGAAGTTTGCAAATGATGCATTAGCCGAAACAAGAAGCAGAATAAAAAGAATGGGAACAGGGCAGATCCCCTATGATGCCTACTCAACTTCAGCGGGAAGCAATCCATTGAGTTCCCCCTCTACTTCTCTTGGAAGAGTCTGGTTCACTCCCGACGAACAAGGATATACAGCCAATGAAAAATATGACTTTTCCTATGGTGCTGCAGATAGAAAAGAACCAATGCAACAGATCCCTGGTGGAATTGCACCATTAAACCCCTCTCAAGAAACAGCTTTGTCTGCGGCTATGGCGACAAAATACTTATTCTCTGGGATTGGCGGAGGCCCTTCTTTTGCACCTAGCGCGCATCCACTTACCAATTTTGGTCGTGCAGTCGTAATGAAAATGCCAGACAAATCATTTATTTATCCCGTCAATATTCGTTAACCATGGCAGACCGCGCAATTCAAAAAGGATACACCAAGCGTTACCTACCAGAAAAAGCTTGGGCCTCACTGTCTAAAAAAGAACGTGAGGAGACTGATCAGAAGAAAAGAGCTGGTAGCCGAGAAGGCAAACAGTTCGTACCAAACACTGAAAAAGCAAAGAAAGCTGGACGGGCTGCACGTCGCTACCGCGACAGCAAGTAAGTTATGATATCCTGACAAACGGAGCAATACCGCTCTGGGACTAATAGTCGAACAGTCCCTAACTGTTACGAACGTGGTGCTTCGCAACAAGTTGAGTAGGTAGGAAGCTATGATCCCGGTTTAGTACACCGGGATTTTTTTGTGACTACTCTTGTTGCCAACGTACCGCCCGTCAAGGTTTGGGTGCGTCGTGAATACCTGCGTGACTTACGTGATGGTCATGGTGAATATACGCTGGGTTATTGGGTAACTTGCAAGTCCTTAACAGGTAGAGCATTACAGTTTGAAACTTACCTAACTGAGTATGGTGCGTTATATGACAAGCTTCCCATCAGCGCATTCCTTGGCTGGGATCCCAACCATCCGGAAAAACCAGAAAGTCCAACACCAGACCTGGAGCTGACCGACCTGCAGTTCTGGAATGGGTTTGATCATGGTCTTACGGTCATTGAAAAGAACTTGATCTTTAATATGGAGTTCCAAGTGATGACACGCAGTGCCGGTGTAATGACGGGCACATACCTATTTACGATTGACAATTATCATCCACATCGGAACGAACCCGACTTTTATTTTGCGGAGTTTCCTGATGAACACAAATCCCATAACATTGTGGCTTTGGACAACGGTCAAATTGGCGCTTATCCCAATAACCGTTGCCGCATGGTTGATCCATCACTAAGCAACCATGACCTTAAGACCCCAGACTTTAAGGTTTCAACACGATATTTTGACTCCGAGAAAGCGTTAAAATGGGGCCGCTTAGGCGAATGCGACGATTACTTCTGGCAAACTCCCAATGAAAAAGGTGTAGAATAAATCCGTTCCCCCTCTCTTTTGATGGGGCAGCAAGGGTGCAACAAGGAACGTTGCATTAAACAAAGGATCCCATCAGCCGCATCGTAGATTACCGTAGGCGGACATCCTTGCCCTTAACAACACCCCCTATGCTTAGCTCTGGGACGCCAGATGACGCACAAACCTGGGGGTCACTCGGGATGTAGTAGAAAAGTATCACATTGCGTTTGGGACGCAAAGGAGAAGGGGCAGTACCTTCCATCCCGATCACCTGGTCCGACGCTAATTGGATAAGACGGTTACTGCCGATTGCAGGACGATGTAGGTTCGAATCCTACCCAGGTGCTATCGAGAATCTCAATAAATGACGTTTATTGGAAATACTGATAAATTATATTTACGTCTGATAAAAACTATACGTGGCTTGGGCTGATGCCAAAAAACGTATCGATAAAAATCGACAGAAGCTTCTGGAGTACAAGAAGACTTTGCAGTGCGAGAAGTGTGGGTTGGATGATCACCGCGTCCTTGAGTTCCACCACGTAGGTGACAAGGATAATAACATCTCATCCATGGTGAATCATGGGTACTCCTGGAGCAGAGTCGAAGCAGAGATCGAGAAGTGCATCCCGCTCTGCTGCAACTGCCACAGGCTTGAGCATTGGGTTAGTTAACGAAAGAATAAACCACCTGCTTCAGAAATACCTAATTCTGGAACAGTAAAAGTACCAAAGGGAGTTGGGAACTTCCATTTACCACCTCGTTTGCGTGCGGCTTCTGCCCGCCTAAATTGAGCTTCAATTGCTTTCTTATCTGCTGCGGCGTTTATTTTAGATGAGCCACCTAATTGAGACGTTACGGCAATTGGGTTAGCAATGCGCAAAGTAGTTGCGGCTGCAGGGATAACAGCAGCAGCCGTTTGTGGAGCCAAACGTTGAGCCAGGCCAGCGCCAGCACCAACTAGTGGAGCAGTAGCTGCGCCAATTGCATATTCTTTTGCAACTTGAGTAGCTGCTTTACGTACGTCACCCGTTTCAACTGCCTGCCTAAATTCTGGATCAAACAACGGAACAGAACCAGCAAGGTCTGTTGTTGTGTTAAAACCGGTTCGTATTGCTTGCTTAATGTTTGGTAAAGCTTTATTGTATCCCTCAATTTGCTTTGCTTTAGCGGCAGCTTCAAGCAACGCATCTTTTGGATCTATACCAGCACCCTTAAATACATTAGTAGTAAAATTAATAGGATTTAAATTAGCTTCAGACCCTAGGTTTGGAGGGTTTAAATATATTCTTTCTCCACCGGTAAAGTCCACTGGAGCAGCAGCACTAATTCCACTTGCTCCAGGTTGAGCACCACGTGCGGTAGTAAATGCTTCAGTAAGAGCTGATTTAAGATTTACATCTTCTTTTAGGTCTTGGAAAAAGTTTGGATCATTGTAAATTGATTTAGTATAAAACGTATTTCCTACATCGCTTACAGCTGAAGCGACAGGAGCAATATCACGCGCATAGGGCCTTTGTGGTTTAGGCCCAATAGTATCTTCCAAAACATTACGAACCGTGCGACCACCAATGGCTTTATCTCCCAACAAAGCTTGGTATACACGCAAATCCCTTTCAAATCCAGGAGACTCTACATCAATCCCCTGGCTTTTAAGACTATTAATTGTTTCAGGTAAAACATAGCCTTGGCTCATCTCGTTTAAAGCATCTGCTTTAAGCTCCCATTGTTTTGGCGCTTCTCTTAAGGCAGTTTGCTCAGGTGTATTAAAGAATTGTTCTTCTTTTTCAATAGCAGTTCTAAGAGTAGGAGTTGCTTGATTGATTTTATTTTGTAATTCTTGGAAGTAAAGATTTTGATCTACAGTGGGAACTAAGGGTGCATTCATTAAAGACAGTGGATTTCCATAAGGAATGCCACCCTTGTTGTATCCACCAGCAATCCTTTGCGTGGTTACACGAGGAGGGCCATAGTTTTTTGTAGGATCATTGCCCATAAATTCATCAAGGGCTTGATTACGTTTAGCAAATGCTTCTCGTGTGCGTGCATCATCCCACTCAACAGAACCTCCACGTTTAAACGCATTCCAGTTTTGATTAACTTGATCGTAAAACTCTTGACCCCTTTGGGCCATGGTGTTGAATTCTTCTGTGCTAATTGGAGGGCTTAAGAAAGATTCAACTCTATTTTGATCGCGGAATAATGAACTTCCTCTTGCAGCGCCACGTTGTTGAACAAGGGTTCGACCACCCATTCTTGCGTTTTGACGTGCAAGATCTAATCCAATATCGTAAGCTTGAGCAGGATTTAAATCATCAAGATAATCAAGTTGTTGTGTCAGTCCTTTAAGGCCAATACGATCTGTTCCAAGTGGAGTTGCACCAACATTTTCTGCAATTGTGATTAATTCTTCTCCACGTAATGTATTACCAACATTAGCAAAATCATGCATGGCGTCATGCAAGATTAATTCATTTCCATAAGGTTGACGCGTTTGTGGATTGATTACTTGAGCCTGCCCTGGTTTTTGCCCTGGGAAGTATTGATCTAAAAATCTTTGAGCCCGTTCATTAACAGTTTCTGTGTTTCTAATATCGACAGGTTCTTCTGTAAAATCAAACTCTTTTCCAAATGGTGAAGCAGTTGGAGCGTAATCTTTATCTTCTAGATTAAGTACAGGAACACGTTTAGGATATAGTTCTTCAAAATTGGTAACAGGTAGATCACTAGTTGGTCCTTGTGGATATATTGTTTTAATGTGAATTTGACCAGGTATTGAATAATCCGGAGATGCAATAGGTGTATTCCGCGTTGGAAAACCTGGATTTAATAATCCAGCAGGCCCTCTATTTGCATAGTTTTCTGCAGCGATTTGACTTGCTCTTTCAGCAGATAACTGTATAGCTTGCCGTGCTAATTGTTGTTGTTTTGCGGCTTCAAACTTAGCAGCACGATCATACAAACTTTGCAGTTCACCTGCTAAAGGTTGACCGGTTCTAGCAGCATTAACAATTGCTGCATTTAATTTTACACGTTCTGCAGGTGTTAATTCCATTAGTTAGTCCGCAACGTAGCTTTAATAAACCAAGCAGCCTTAAATGCTTGGCCACACAAATCGCTTAGGTAGTTCTGGATGTCAATAGCACCAACCTTGGCAGCAATGGGCTCCAGCTTCTTGGCTTTCATGCCTAGCTCCTCCAGATTCTTATAGTACGTAGCGAGTTGATCCGTTCCTTTGTAGCTGGTAACATGCTGGATACCAGGACCGGCATCAGCTAGTCCCTTGGCGCACATGGGCATCAGGTAGTCCATGCTGCGAATAAATTCACCCAGCGTATCGAACTGCGTCAGATGAGCTTCGTACTGGTCTTTAAGGAATGCATGCACCCCGAGGAAGTTCGCCCCCTCGTGGTTCAGGTGAATGAGATGGGATTGTGTTTGAAGTTCCTTGAGATAGGAACAGAGAGAGATGCATTGCTGGATAAAGGCCCCGACATCACCATTCTTTGATTTACCAGGCGCTTTAGGCTTTGCCTGTTGTTGCGGAGCCTCTTGTGCAACAGGGGGTTGAGTTTGCGGTAGCCGACCATGACCTGGGGTATACATAGAACATTAGCGATGTATTTAGTTTATCAAACGTAATCTGTTACTTGAGCAGTGCCACTTGCTGCATCCCATTGGTTTAACAACCAAAGATCAAGAAGATACTTGATCTTTAAGTAGATCTCTCCTCCAACTAGCCTTTAGATGTCCATAGTCCCTGGGCTCTGTAACCAACACATCTAATGCACCACATAAGTCACAGGATCCTTGGTGATAAGTAGCACAATGATGCGGGGGACCAATGTAGTTTCCTCTTTTATACCAAGAGCCATAAGCTTCGCCACATCCGTGACAAATCCATTGAGGATAACCGGCTTCTTTGGTGCGTCCCATCACTTCAATCCTTTAAGACAGTCAACAAGACTTTTTGCTTTGGCGTATTCTTTTGCTGCAATATTTAAATTTTCTATTGCCGCAGCATAAAAGGCCTTATAGAGATCTTGTCCTGTGAGTTCATTAGTGAATTCACAGATGGTATCTGCAAAATGCTCTTGTGCTTTTTTCATCCAACGCGCTTTTGTGTATGTATTGACAGCGTGTTGCGTGTCATGCAACGCTTCACGTGAATCCTTGGTAACAAGAGGCTCATCAATCTCCGCTACCACTTTGTGTTTACGGTACCAGTCTTGCCATTGCTCGATGGCTTCCATTGGTTTGTCGGTGAGATCCATCTGAATAAAAAGGACGTACCACTAGTGTGGCACGTCCAAGACCAGAAGTGTGTTCAATGTAAACCTTAAGACATAGTCACAGGTTGCAGCTTACCTTCTTCATAGAGACGGACTGCTTCCATCATCTCAAACCACTTGTCGCGCATGGCTGGACCAGCTTCGCGGATGCAAAACTCTTCCCACAACCCGGTGTACAGACCTTTGACTCCAGGAGGCCCTTGGTGACGACCAGAGCATTGATACATATGCTCCATGAAATCTGCTTTGCGTTGCTCAGATGCTACATCCCAGCCGGCAAGGTAGTCAGTATTCATCATGTCAGTCGTTGGATGCAATGCCAGTCAGGGAGGAAGTCATACCAATGACCTGGTTAAGCTCAAAGACCATATCATGGATTTCATCTTGAAGAGAGTCGGCAATCTCCTCAGGTGTTTTCCCGGAAAAAGAGTTGTGCTCAATTTCAATATCCACCTCAAAAGACAAGGTGAGCTTGGGAACAGGAACGGTGTCCATCTGTGTATGTATTGGCTTGATCAGGCTAGCAGTCTTTACTTATTGATCAAGCGTTCTAGGGAATTTGTTTGGTTTTGCTGGTAGTAGCCCAGCCGTTCTTGGATGATCTGGTAATAACTGATGGCAGCATCAACCATCTCAGTTGGATCCATGGATGATGCAAGGTTTTCATTAGCAAGCATGGCGGCTGTCAAGATGACAACACCATGTTCCATCTTGGAACCGATCGTTGCAGAAAGAGGAGTCCCATCATTGGTGAACCCAGCAATCAACTTATTAAGGGCTGCATCACCGTTCATGAGACTCCTGTGCTAGTACTTCTAGTTTAACTCATCATAGACTTGTAAATAAAAGAAAAATGTTTGATAAGCTTAAAGCTTTAATGGCAACTAAAGTTGCAAAAGAAGCAAAAGAACTTATTGGTCACGGTCAATACGGAACAGTTCATGTTGATTCCCCCGGAGTAGTACGAAAAGAAATTTTAGGAGAATCACCTGCAAATATTTTAAACGAGGCCAATTTACAGGCTCGTGCTGCAGAATTAAACATAGCTCCGCGCATTAATGAAGTAACAGTTTCTAATGCAGGTGGAACAATTGCAATGCAAGACTTAAGAGAAAATTACGTACCTTTAGGAGTTGATGTAAACGACTGGGTAGAACCTGATTGGACAGGAGGAGAATGGGCTGTAAAACACATTGAAGCAAATAATCAGTTAAATAAAGCACAACAACAAATGGCGCAAGTAGATACGCATAAACAACTAGCGCACCTGGCACTAAACAACGTAATGCTTAATGATAGGCATATGGAGAATATTTTTGTAAACAAACTTTCCAATCGCCCAATGCAAATTGATTTTGGATTAGCAACTGAGCTTAAAACACCAAGTGAACAAGCCGGTGCATTGGCTTATCATGTTGGAAATGGCTTAGCAGCTGCAGGTTTAACAGATGAAGCACAGTTATTTAGTTCTTTAGTAAATGAAGTTGGTGAATTTAATATCATGACAAATACCTACAACAATCCAGCGGCTGCTTTGGATATGGCAAAACAAGGCTTATCAAGATTACAAAAAATTAAAATGCCGCATGTTAAACAGATTAGTGCAGCGCAACAAAATGCATTAGAAGTAGATAGAAAAAAACCCTCATGGATGCTAACAGAAACACCAGTGTTTACACGTCGGAATACATGGGGTGAGCCAATTGAAAAGGGGTACTATGGTACCCCTGTATAGCGTTTACTTAGCTGCTTTCTCTCGCTGGATGTGATACCAATATGCATTGGCAGCATTTTGATGGAAGCGTTTACCAAGAAGCAACTTAAGCTTCTTCTCTTCCAGCTCGTCGTACTCATCAATCTTGTATGAGCACACACGATCACCATCCATGAGCATATCCATCTGCAGACCATTCATCTCCAACTGAAGATCAAAGTCTTTGAGGGCGTGCTCATGACAGCTCATCTTGATACGAGCATCCTCGACATCAATCGGCGCTGGAATCTTCTGGTAGAACGAATCCTGGATACTCGGATGGAACCAAGTCCACCTTTGGTTCTCCGAAGATTCGTTTGGTGCGGACGGAATATTCTTGGATGACCTTGACTCCAGAGGGGAGTTGTTGGCCTTCTTGATAGGCGCTGCGTATGGCATCGAGATTAGGGAGGACTTTAGTGGTTGTTTTGGGTTCAGTTCTGTCGGACAGAACTTCTCCTGACATTGAACGTAACACAACTCGCTTGGTTGTTGTGACTTCTTCCTCAATGCAATAATTTGATCGTTCCTCAGTGTGCCAAAACTCTGGGTCCGAGGTGATCTCGACGGTAAGATCCTTCTTTTTGACAAGGGTGAACTGATAATTACGACCTGTGATCTTGTTCGAATCCAGTGGAAGGACCCGACGCAAGTAATTTAACAGGCCTTTGAGTGATTTGAGCTGTGCTTCATGGTGGCGTTTGGACTGGGTGATGAGGTCACTTTCTTTCTTGATGCGCTCCAATGCGTCCTCATGGGCAGCCATTGCGTAATGAATACGATCAACCTTCTCTGAGCGTAGGTTGGCACAAGCTTCAAGCTCTGCTTTTGCCAGGTCTTGGGACTCAGGAGTGAGAAGAGGCAGAGACTTTTCGAGAGCAGCATAGTGCTCGTAGAGTTTAATGATGTTGAGATCTTTGAGTTTAGCTTGTGTGATTTGAGTTGTCATGGTTCAAGTCAGTTGAAGTGAGCTTGGTACTTATTAAATGCATAGGTCAGCAGTATACCTGCTGCTGCCCATAACAAATCTTTCATTACCGGAAGTACGGCGGCAAACAAGGATTCAAACACGATTGAAGTTGAGATGGTGTGGTGAGCAGTTTTACGTCATACTCAGGACGGTCCCTTGGAAGACGTGATTAGTCTAGCACTGTTTGGTCGGTACCCAGGGCATCGGTGACGCCATTAAGACCAGCAGTTACAATCTCAGTCAGTTTATTAATGTAGTCGGTCAGTTTACAGATGTAATCAGTGAGTGCTTCGATCTTGGCATCAACAGATTCCATGCGCAGAAGAAGCTCTTGCCTGGTAGGACTCAATTCAAACAACACATCATCCTTAACGGCTTCAGGGTTGTTTGCTTTTTGGTAGCGACGACAATCATCGTTGGTCTGATAGGTGCATTCTTGGTACATATCAAGGACTGTTTTGAAGTCCACATTCCCAACACCTTTGGTGGTCAAGATGTTGCAAGTTTGTAGATAAAGCTCAGCAGCAAACCGAACATTATCTTCAAAGAACTCTTGGTACTGCTCTGTTGAAAGTCCGTAGGTGTCAATCGACATGGTTGGAACAAGCTTTGTGGAGTGCATCAAGTATAAAGGTTTTTTGACCTTCGTCACCAAGGTCAGTCCACCATTGAAGATCTGGATCTTTCTCGTCCCACTCGATGTGGATGGTACCGGATCCATCATCTTCTTCGATGAATTCAATCTTCAGTTTGTTTATCGAACTCGGATTGCACATGGCCGAGGAGTACGTTTTCTGCATAGGTTTCACAGTCGGTTTTAATCTCTGCACCTAGCTTAACAAGACCCCAGTAGGTGTCTTCGTCAACTTCAAGGTTCATGGTGTACTTGCTGTTGTGCAATTGCATTTGGGTAAATGGTTTTGATACCAAGCCTAAAGTGTAATCATACAAATCTGATATCAGAACATAATCAAGTTTAGGTGTCATTGTTTCTTAACAGCAGACTTGAGTTGTGGCAGCGCAGTACCAGGGAATGGAACGTAGCCTGCATCACACATATTAAAGAACAAATCCCATGCGTCGTGCTGCGTAAAGATCTCCTTAGGTTTGTAGGTACGCCAGTGAGTCAGTGGAGCTTGTGCCCCTGAGTTGGTGTACAAAAGTACAAAACGACCATCGCTGATGTGGTCAGCAGGCGGAGCAAACCACCAGGCAACGCACTTCTCAGGTGTGCCACTGGGGCTTGCGTTCCGTGCTTCGGTGCGTTTACACAGCAGTTCACGGTACTTGTTGAACCAGCTCAGGTGGATGCACCAGGGTTTGAATCCTGTGATTTCGGCCTCAAAGTCAGATAAGTTGCTGAGCTGACGCTGATACGACCCACACGAACACCAAGGTTCACCCATGACAGGTGCCTGTTCGCCTTCCATGTCGCTGTCAAGATCAATGGGCCGACCCTGAAGCCGCATTCCGTCTGGTGCAACCAGATGGCCAAGATCCGTCTGATCGGACTGGAGCAGGTGGACAAGCTTTTGTTGTTCGGATACATGTATAAATTTGTCAGCCCAGTGAGCTTGAAGTTTTGCATTGGATGTCAAGTGTCCGAGTGCGTGTGAGTAATGCCAGCCCTTAAACATAATGTAAGCATTGTTATGCCATACACTAGGGCCACGATAATTAGGGCCAAGGTAAGAAAAGAAATCTTTCAGTCGATAGGTGTAGGTATTGTACTGGGTCTTGATTAATTCACGGTCATAAGCCTGCTCACTACCATCGCGACGCACCACAATACAATGATCGCCTCGCAGATAAATGCCAGCAATCTCGGTGTCATCAAAGCCCTGGTATGCACGCGTAATGTTCGTCTGCGAGTAGATCGACGCCTGCGCTGCGTTGAGTTCAGTTTGTGTTTGGATGGACATGATTGGAATGGAGTTGAGTTGTCAAGCATACTTGGTGCAGCCGACCGACCAAGCATAACAGGGTGTAGGGGAGGAGGTCGCGGTCTGTGTGTAATTCTTAACACAACACAAAGATCTCAAATGGTTTTAACTGGTCGAGTACAATAACAAAAGACAATTAAATAACATGCTCAAATTTGAAATGTCACCAGAAGATCTGTTCTGGCAAGAAAAAACTATTCGATCCATCAATGAATCTACCTCCCTGGAAGAAGTAAAAGAAATGGCCGTGCTGCTTACGAAGATCGCAGCAACACGGCAGATTGCAATTAAAGGATTGGTCAAAGATGCAATGGAGCTGATGCAAGGACAATTCTCACATCAGCTCCCAGCTCAATCAGAGGAGTGAATCGTCCTCTCCAGTCAGGGGATCACGGGCAGGCAGTGCTTTCACGTCAACTGCATCCGTGGAGCGAGCCACGGGCAAAATCTCAACACCTTGCTTGATGCCATAGGCACCACCAAGCTTGTCTGCATCCTGCTTAGCATGGATGTTGATGTAGTCCTGGAACATATCTTGATACTTCCAGGTAGACTCACGATCTTCATCGGGGATCGAAAGACGACTCAGCGATTCGATCGCAGCTTCTTGCGTTGAATAATCAGGGATCTCGAACGATTCGATAGCACAGATCTCAACGTTGTTTGCACCACGCATCTCATTAGCAAGCACAGGAGCAAACACTGTGGTGGCATAAAACTTTTCGTTGAATGCCAGAGGCACTTCAGAATCCAGTGCTTTGCTAAGGCACTTGGACATTTCCTTCTCGTATAGTTTGATCTTGTCCGAGATGTCTGTACCGTTTAGCCCCTTGATAGTAAGCACCATCGGGATCTTATGTGCACGCTTATTGTCCTTGGTCAGAATGTAGACCAGATACTTAGTACGCACACCATACTTACGCTTATACATCTCACCTTTGCTGTTGGAGAGATCAGCCGCAACCTTATCGTTCTCAAACATCTGTTTCACCTCTGGGTCATCAAAGGTGCCAATCACTTGTCGCATCCCGGTGGTCTCCTCAACCATGAGGGGAGAACGTAAAAGGATTTGAATGCGAGGCTCAACGAAATTGAGCCCTTCTTCCACTGAAGTATTGGGAGCCATACCAAAAGTTTGCTTGTAGTTCCAGAGAACAGAACCGTCAGCAAATTGATCTTCAGTGGCACTCCATCCACA